CTGGAGTCGTCCTGGACGAAGCCGCATTTATGTCGAGCGAAGTCTGGTTCGAGGTGATCCGCCCCGCCCTCGCCGACAAACAGGGCTGGGCATTATTTATCTCAACCCCCGACGGCACCGCCAGCTGGTTTTACGAACTTTGGCAGTACGCCGACAGCGGCGATTCCGACTGGAGCCGGTGGCAATTCACAACAATCGACGGCGACAACGTCCCACCCGAGGAGATCGAAGCCGCCCGCGCCCAATTAGACGCCCGCACCTTCCGCCAAGAATTCGAGGCCAGCTTTGAAAACCTCAGCGGCCTAGTCGCCATCAGCTTCTCGGACGAGAACATCGACAAAACAGTCCAGGATCTGCCTGTTCTACCCCTTTTGCTTGGGGTGGACTTCAACGTGGACCCCATGAGCGCGGTCTGCGCGGTCAAAAAAGGCGACGTGCTCTGGGTCTTCGACGAAATAATCATGACCGGCGGCGCCACCACCTGGGACCTGTGCGAAGAAATCCAATCCCGCTACGGCGTGGAGCGCCGCATCATCGCTTGCCCGGACCCCACCGGCGGCGCCCGCAAAACCTCCGGCGTTGGAGCAACCGACCACAACATCCTGCGCAAGTCCGGCTTCACAGTATCCAGCCCCCGCAACCCCTGGAAGATTCGCGACAAAATCACCTGCGTCAACACCGCACTACTCGACGCATCTGGAACCCGCCGCCTTTTCATCAATCCCAAGTGCAAGGAGCTAATCAAGTCATTGCGCACGCTGACCTATGCCCCTGGCACAGGTTTACCCAACAAAAACCTTGGAGTTGACCATGCTTTCGACGCTCTTGGCTATTTATGCCTTCAAACTTTCAATCTTGCCAAGCCAGAGTCTCTCGGAAAAACCACCTATCGTGTGTGGTAACACCCTTCTGCTGGCGCACCATGGCGAAAAAGAAGCCCACGAAAGCCCAGAAGAAAGTGGAAAAGGTGATGTCCGAGTACAAATCGGGCACCCTGAAGTCCAGTTCGGGCAAAAAAGTAGCCAATCGTAAGCAGGCAATCGCTATTGCCATGTCCGAAGCCGGCATGTCCAAAAAACGGAGGAAATGATGGCACTCACCATAGATCACGGCACAAACCTGGTGGAGCACCACCAGTCCACCCCACTCACCGCCGTCGACGACGCCTTTACCGTTCACGCCGACAGCAGCGAATTTACCTTCGCAGCTGTTGTGACCGGCGGCGCCAACTTTACCCTGGCCTTCGAGTCCAACTTCAACGGCGGCTCTACCTGGTTCGAGCTCGACACCAGCAAAACCATCAACTCCAACGGCCAATACATCTATTTCTATACCGGCAAACCATCCAACAAAATCCGCATGAGAATTGCCTCTATCAGCTCTGGAACCCCAAGCGTTGTGCCTCACATCGGCGTTGCATATCACGGCTAATGATCGAAACAGTCAGCGGCGGTTGTATCCACATCGAGATTGATGCGGAGGAGGGTACAACCACCGCTACATTTGCATTTGCCACCCCACAGGAGCCCGCAATCCTCGGCGCTTTTGTCGCCAAGCTGGCGCAAGGCATCGAAGTCCTAATTCCAATCGAAGAAGAGGACGAAGACGACGATGATTAACCTGCCAAAATAGGTACAAAGTAGGAGTCAAGCCGTGGTCTACAGCGCCAACCTGCCACCAACCGGAGCTGTAGTCAGCGAATCCCCGTTCGTCCGCAGCCTCGACGTCATCGCAATGATGACGAACTGGAGCGTGATGGCTGCCGTCACCAACGGCACAGAGTATTTACGCGACCAAAGCGAGACATATCTCCCACAAGAACCCCGTGAAGACGACGACGCCTACGAAACCCGCATTGCCCGTAGCGTCCTTAGCCCTTACACCAGCCGCCTAATCGAAACCGCAGCTGGCGCCATTCTGCGCAAACCCATCCACATCGAAGGCGACCAATACTGGCTTGACCTGGCGCAAAACATCGACGGCATCGGCTCCAATATCAACGAATACGCCCGCCGCGCACTGGTAAGCAGCCTCACCTACGGCCACAGCGCAATTTTGGTGGACTATCCCGCCGCAATGGGAGCACTAAATCTGGCGGAGGAACGCGCCCAAGGCCGCCGTCCATATTTTGTCCACGTCGATGCAGGCCAAATCTGGGGCTGGCGCCAAGAGAGCACCATGCCTGGCTCTCCCCTAACGCAAGTCCGCATCCACGAGTACACGACCCGCCCGCTAAACGAGTTTGGCGAAGAGCAAATCGAGCAAATGCGGGTGATCTACCCCGGCCGCTACGACCTCTACACGCTGGGCCAAGACGTAGTCGAATTCAGCGAAACCGGCGACTACAGCCTGCCCGAAATCCCCCTGGTGCCCATTTACAGCAATCGCCGGGGGATGCTGCGTTCCTTACCTCCACTACTGGACATCGCCAACCTGAACATCACGCATTACCAGCGCCAAGCAGACCTAATCCACGCGCTACACATTGCAGCAATGCCCACCCTTGTCCTTGAGGGCTGGGACGACACCACCGGTAGCGCAACGATGGGCGTGAACTACGCAATTGCCATGCAACCGGGCAACAAGGCGTACTACGTCCAAGCCGACGCCACGAGTTTCGACGCCCAAATGGCCGAACTCCAGTCACTGGAGCAGCAGATGTCCACGCTGGGCGTGACAAAGCTATTTGGCCAAAAGTTTGTTGCCGAGTCTGCCGAAGCCAAACGCATCGACCAAGCCCAAGGCAACAGCGTCCTGTCGATCATCAGTCAGGAGCTGGAAAGTGCGCTGAACCAGGCATTCGGTTTTGCTGCCCAGTATGTCGGCGTTGAGCCTCCAGAAATCTCCATCGACCGTGATTTCGACTACTACCGCTTGATTGGCCAAGACATTGCAGTGCTCAGCCAGTTGAACGAGCGCGGCAAGATCAGCGACCAGATGCTGCTGGAGATTTTGCGTCGCGGCGAAATTCTGCCCGACAACGTCCACATTGAGGATGAGCTTGCCGCCAGCACGGAGAACGCTTTAGCCCTTCCTGAGGATGCTGAAAACGTTGGCGACGAGGACATGGAAGCCCGTTTGAATGTTATGTCGTAAAGTAGAACAGTTCATGTAACACACAACTGTGCCTGAAGAACAGCAAGCACCAGTAACTCCTGTGGAGGCTGTTGCTCCTCAGCCTGTGGCTGACAGCTCGGATTTGGCCGCCCAACTCGAAGCACTTCGTGCGAAAAACCAAGAGTTAATTGCCGAGCGTCGGAAGGACCGCGAAAACCGCGAAGCCATCCAAAAACAGCTTGACGAACTCAAGCAAGCCCAGGAAAACGCTCAAACCACCAAGCTGGCGGAGTCGGGCGAATTTCGCACGCTATGGGAACAAGCCCAGGAAACTGTGGCTGACCTAAAGCAACAGCTAGCCGACCGCGACAACAAGATCGCGTCCATGGAGACCAATTTCACACAAGAACAAGTGAAATCGGCCGCCATTGCACAACTTTCCACTGCTGGTGCACTGGCACCGGATCAGTTGTATCGTTTACTTCAGGAGAACTTACGCGCCAAAGATGGACAGCCTGTGGCTGTTGTTGGAGGCGTTGAAGTTCCGGTTGGCGAGTATATCGCTAACCTCAAAAATCCCGGCAGCGGTTACGAGCATCATTTTGCTGCTACGAACCGCGCCGGTATGGGTGTAGCGGGTAGTGCCCGTTCCACCGCCCTTCCCGGTCAAGCCAACCCCTGGACTAAGGAAAGCTGGAACATCACTCAGCAAATGATGATGTTGTCCACCGACCCCGACAAAGCCAGGTTGTTGAAGGCAGAAGCCGGCATCCGCTAGCCCCTGTGGGGCGCCCTCCGCAAACCCCTTCTTAGGAGCCCACAATGGCTGCTATTTCTGAAAACTATTCCGGCGGTTCGTTTCTTTCGGACCTCGTCGCACGCCCCGAATTCCTTCAGTACACCTCTGAGGGCATCTTCGAGCAATCGAAGTGGATCCAAAGCGGCATTGTGCAGCGCAACGCTGCTCTTGACGCCCGCAGCGGCGGCACCCGCGTCCGCGTGCCTTTCTTCGATCCCATCAACCCCACCGAAGAGCAAATCCTGTCTTCGGCCGCTTGGGGCACCTCTGGCGCTGGCTATCTGACCCCTCAGAAGTCCACCGCCGACGAGCAGATCATGACGATTCTGCACCGTGGTTTTGCCTACGCCGCAGACGACC